ACCTCAATATCTGCCGGGGTTATCTGTTGATCTGCCATTTTTAACTCCATTGTGTTAGTACGGTTATTTGTAGGTCTGCCATAAGCAGGCTGCCACTATCAGCGTTTAGTACTGTAGGCGCTGAGATCGTGGTAACGCTAAATGAGATCGCACTGTTAGCCAGTTTGTTAAACACAGCGATCATTGTGTCCTCTATGCCAGCCAAGTTTCCTTGGTTATCAAATGCCGGCACGGTCATAGTAATTCTAAAATTTGCCATTGGTTGTATTGCTGCCTGGTTATAGCGCCCGTTAGCAGGCACAATATAAGGATCGGCTGGTGAGACAATAACGGAATTGGCCAAAACTGTGGTTGGTGGATAGGCAAAAGTTTGCCACACACCAGGATTTGCTAATGCGTTTGCAATAGTTGTTCTAAGGGCTGTGATCGCAACGGCCATGGGTCAGCCGATCATAGACATAGGTGACATGTACGGGGCTAGTAGCCCCCTGATTTTGCCAATCAAAGTGTTACCCATGCGGTAAGGGCTAGGGTTAAAGTTATCAACACTTACCCCACCAGTTTGGCTAACCTGACGTGCCTGAAAAATATCTACGGCTAGGATCATTGCGGCTTCACGTACGCTCGCTGTGTTTACATAGGTAGCGGTCTTTGTGTCTGCACCTTCGGCTTTGCCATAAGGTAACACGCGCCTAAAATTCTGATCTGCTGCTGTTTTTGCATATTGAATAAAACTGTAACCCTGTGGATTTTGGTAATAATTAAGTTGCAAATTAAACGCTGGCAATATATTGGCTGTGCCAGTGCTAAATGGAATTGTGCCCGTAATTGTATATGAACCATTAAACGTTGTACCAGCCCCGGTAATCGTTACAGTTTCGCCTGTAGTAAAAATACCGGGGTTGGCCAACATAACAGTTGCAACGTTAGATACGAGCGCCGTTCCCACAACAGGCGCAGAATCAAACCAAAGGAAGGAGTTGATTTGGTCTTGCGCTGCCTGACACACTTCATCCAGCGTTGCATCGGTGTACAAAGTGCCAATACCTAAATTTGCGCGCAATTCTGCAACGGTTACATAGGTGGCTGCCATTTTGTACTCCTTTACTTGTTAGGTCGGTGGGTCAAAGGGCTAATGACCCACCGACTTCTTAGGGGATTAGTTCAGGTTAAACTTAACAATACCCTTTGGCATTTTGGCGATTGTTGCCATGTAGCCATAAATTGCAACCTGTACCTGTAGGTTTGAAACTACATTTACGCTCATGAAGTTAGTCGCGCTGCGATAAACAGTAAACGCTTCAGGTGCAAGGATTACTGCTGAGTCATCAATAGTTGTAGTGGCTGTGAAATTCTTGTCCACGTACAAATCAAGTCCTAGCACGTTGCCACGAATTGAACCTGGCTGTGTCAGCCCGCCCGCGTTCATTGGCTGTGATGCTGAATAGATTGGGCGGCCTGTTGTATCTGTTGCGCCCATAAGTAGTTGCCATTGTGATCCATTGGCAATGTAGTTATTTGCAAAATAACCTGTGGCTTCGTAAACCTTACGTGCTGAATCGGAAGCAAATTCAATAATACCTGCTGAATCTGCATCGCAACCTGATGAATACTGACCAGCGGCAATAAGCGCGTTTAGTACAGTTGTATCAAGTGTTTTTAGGTAAGCGTTTTGAAGTTGGTTAGTTAATTCCGCATAGAAATTTGGGTCTGAACGTTCAAGCAATTCAACGCTCAGTGTATTCATACCGGCATATTTTGAAACTGTACCTGTTAGGTAAGCAGTTTCCATGCCTGTGTTTTGTACTGCGCCTGCTTCAAGTTCAACTGTTACAACTGGTGCAACACCTGTACCGCCGCCTGCTGAAGTAACCAATGAAGGAACGTTTATTGTCATGCCGCTTGGTGGCAAAACGCCTTGTGAACAAGCATCAATGGCAGGTGTTCCAAAACGTGTATTTGTTGGAAATTCTGAAAGATACTGGGTTGGAGAAAATGCCGGATTTGTTGCAAAAGAATCATCGGCGGCGGTTACATAGAGTTTTGAGTCCTCATTGCCTAGCGCTGCTTTGATTTTGTGTTCTGTATATGCACCCATTGAAGTAATAGGTGTACGGATTGTTTGGCTGTTTAGTACTGAAGGTCGGATAATTTTGCGGGCTGCTTCTACTGTAGGTGCAGCCGCTTCCTCTGTCTGATCCTCGTTTGGAGTTTCGGGGGCTGTAGTCACAGCGGCCTCGCTTTCTGTTTCGGTTTCGGTTTCGGTTGTTGTGCTTGTTGTTGTGCTTGTTGTCACGCTGGTTTTTGTTGTTGTGGACATTTCTGCATCAACAATTTCTGCCTGCGCAGCAATTCTTTGCACCGCTGCTGAGGAAAATGCCGCCGATTCAACAAGCGACACCTCTCGCAAAGTAGCAGCGGTCACCAGGAGGTAGTCACCTTTTGGCTCTGATGCAGATACTTCTACACCAACGGATAGGCCATCCATCAACTGTTCCTGGGCTAGCAAAATTGCATCTGATCCTGCGGTGCTACGACTTACAGAAAAACTTGCATACATGCCATCTTTTTTTGATTCAACAGTACGCATACGCCCAACCACTTTTGAATTGTCATGTGACATAAGCAATTTTACTTTATCAACGTTAGGTATATTGATGCTGCCTTCTTGAAATACAACTTTACCGGCGCTGGTGTAACCAACTTCGCCATAAGGTGCAATTTTGCCAGCGATCATGCGGCTTTCGCCATCGCTTGCAGTAATAGATGCACTAAACGTTAAATGCACTGTTGTCTCCTATTCCGTAAGGGCTCATATTTTCCATTTGACGCGCAGTTTGCACGTCAATTAAATCAAGGGCTAGCATTTTTTCTATTGCATCAAGGCGTGCCATTGTGTCTGCACGTAGGAAAGTCTCATCAACTGCAAACTTCACGACATTACCATGTGCGGTTATATCATCCATGCTAAGGCGTTCCTCTATTGCACAAATGTAAGGTTGCAATGAATAAGCCACGTATTCTTTTCTAGAATCCAAAACATTTTGATAAGTCATGCTGTTATTCATATCAGCACTTACCATAAAGGCTGGAACGTTCATGAGTCTGCTAATTTCCGTACTAAGGTATTGGCTGCTTTCGTTGTACGTCATTTCCTTAGGTGAAAAGCCAACTGTTTGGTAATCAAGCGTGCTAGTTAAATAAGCAGTGCTGCGGTTTTGTCTAGCCGATTTAAAAGCGGCTAACAAACCTTGCACCTGTGCTTCAGGAAGGTCTGCTCCCTGGTTACGGATGATCCCGGTGGGCATTGGTGTAGCCGCTGCAACTGCCGCCGCTTTTTGTACATCAAGTGCTGCCTGAATTGTGCGCGCACCTGTTTCCAAAACACCGGGTAGCAAAGATTGAAACGTTACGAGCGAGCCAATTCCTGACATGGGAACTTTTTTTCCATCAACCGCGTAATAAGCGACTTCATAACCCATAGCATCGGTTGTAACTGTTACGCGAGTATTTGCAACCCACTCAAACCCGGAAGGCCTGCCATCATCAGCATATAATGAAGTAACGCGCCAATAAGCAACACCATAAAATATAAGCGAGTCCACCGTGTACGCAAGTGTAACTGCACGCGGTTGGCGAATATCAGGCTGCTCTAACCATAATGGGCTTTGTAATTCTTGCCCGGTTGATTTCTTGTATAACTCCAGAGGCAAATAACTAATTACGCCACAAATTAAATTACGGCATCTTGAAACTGTACTGACTTGCAAAGCCGTAGCGCGATCCATAAAACCTGCGCCGTAACCATTGTTATACAAGCCGCCATAACTATATTGACCAGCGCCAAAACGATCCGACATAATGGCAGGCGCTAATTGTGCATCAACCTGCACTTTATCTTTACTGCGGATGCCAAAGGTTTCAAGTAATCCCATACGGCAATTTTCGCAGTTTGTAAAGCACCAACAGGGATGCCTACGGCGTGTCTAAATATAGATTTTGGCTTCGCTAATTGGCTTGGAAAGGTGCAATACAACCATTGCCATGCCAATAGGGGCGGCTACGCTACCCTGAGATTTTTTACGGACAATTCTCCAGCCCGTATCTTTACTACTGCTGGCCACGTTAAGCATTTGCTGATCCAACTCAGGCTGAACCCCATGAACCACGCGCTTGTTGTCAATCGCATCTTTGAAGGTTGAACATGCGGTATAAAACTGCGCCCCTACGCACGCCTCAACCATAAGCCCGGAATTTTTAAGCCGTTCGGCAATAGCGGCGGTGGTGTAGGAATCGTGCAACACCAATTTTGGATGCCATTTGTCAGCCTCGGCTTTTATGTCTACGGCTATCTGTAATTCGTTTACCGCAATTTCACTTGTCCAGGTTTTAACTAGCGCCAAGCCAATACGCCCATCAGGTAGCAGCGCACCTGCCACAAGGCTGGCTGAACGCCTGGTGTGTGGGTCAACGTCAAATGCAAACATCATTTGCATACCTGGAGTCATGACCATTTCAGCATCGGCCAAGTCCTCCCAACTGCCCGGTGTCCAGGGGCTAGTCATGCCGGTGTTTACAAATTGGCACAATGTCTCAGTACGTGCGGCCATGATCGTGCTGGTGGCTATCGTCTCCTCAATGGCTTCCTCGCTGATCAATAAACCTAGCGACGGGTTAGCCTGCGCCCACGCTTTGCGATCCCAAATGTCACAATTTTCATTGGCGCTATATTCATAAAAACCCAAAGACTTAGGTGGCTTGGCCATAGATCGCTCGCGCATGTGTAGCAGTACATCGCTATCAGCAGCCCCGGCATTTGACGTATAAAAGCGCTGGCTGTTAGGCCGCGTTAAGGTAGTGGACTTGCTGGCATCCATAGCCGCTTCATTTACCTCGCGCAATTCATCAATCCATAACATGTCAGCGGTCATGCCGCGGCTGGAGTCGGAATTCGCCGCGACCACTTCAAGTAACGCACCGCTTTCCAGGATTAGCCGTTCCTTGCCATTGCTCTTACGGTAGGCGTTCTCAATCTTGCCGTCTTTGACTTGTGCCAGCAAAAAGTCATTACGGGCCACAATGTCGGCAATAATTTCAAGTGACTTCTCAGCCATACGCCGCTGGCTGCTCATGATCAAGATATTGCGCTCACCAAAGCAAAATAGCCCTGCCAGCACGCGCATACGCAACATGTGGCTTTTACCGCTTTGCCGGGCGCAGATAAATAGGCTGGACTTCTTGATGAACTTGCCATCATCATCAATAGCGCACATATCATCAAGAATTAGTTTTTGCCAAGGCAATAATGGCTGGCCAATGCGTTCGGCTAACTCAGCAATCTCATTACCACGGGTTTTAGTGTTTAACCAGGGTGTGTGTAGGCGTGGGTACAAAGCCCCCATCAGCGGCGGTTTAGTTTGTACTTCAGCCGTACTCATTGGCTACCAATACCGCGAGTCATTGGGCTTTCGTGGGTCACTGTCACCGTTTCGGGCGGGGAGATACGTTTTGCACAATCAGGGGGGGTAGGCGTAGTGGCTAAAAAAACACGCATAGGCTTAGCCGCTTTGCGTCGGTTGCAATCGGCACAACAGGCTGCAAGGTTCTCCATATTAATTGCATTGAACAATGAATCATCTGTAGCCAATGGAACTATATGATCAACCTGCGTAGCCTCACCTTGGCAGTAGATGCACGTGTAGTTATCTCGCCTCAATACTAATAGCCTTGCTCGCTTGTACGCTGTTTTGCCCCGGTGATTGCCTGCCTTGGTACTCATCAATAATGGCCTTTGATCTTATGAATAGCCAATGCTTTGCATACATCACCTTTGTATATCCTGTGTGCATCTATGTACTTTATACCTAAATCTATTTGCTTGAAAGGATTGGTTTCCTTCATCTTTAACAGTTGTGGTATCCCAAATGCTGTGCTTTTAGGGTTACGTGCTGTTGGTCTCCAATTGCTTTCCTTGTTCCACAATGTAACTAAGCACCGGTATTGCTTGTCATTTGCTACCTTCATATGTGCATATAGTTTAAACATCTCTACATCACTTGAATATGCAGGTTTTATGGAAGCCGCTGTAATAACAGATAGCGCCCCCAATAGCGTTAGGAGTCGCAGGCGAGCCATCCGCAGTTGCGGCTCGCGAGCGCGACCGAAGCGTAGCACCCTTGTCAAGTAGCCTGTCAAGTATCGTTTCATAGGTTGTTCACCGTACTCTACCTAAACCGGATGCTTTTAATGCGGCAACAGGCTTATTACCCATAGCCACAAGTACTGTTGGCATAAATATGTCTGATCTTTGGTTGTCAGGTCTATCAAACTTAAAGTTAGATTCAACCATTAAAATAGCGTCAGCGTTTTCCCATACATTTTTAAACCATTTGGCTTTAGATGTAGGCAATAAAGCAATGCCATAAGCGTGATCCATAAACTTATTTACCCACGGGGTAGCACCGGAAAATGGTGGGTTCATCCATACTAGGCCTTGCCAAACCTGAGACAGACCATCATCCTCAATCGTATAAAATCTATCTGCTGGCACATTTGCACCACCTATAGGTGCTGCAACATCTAAATCAAAAGGTATTCCGATGCGGTCAAATATATATTTTGGCGTGTAAAACTCATCATTTTTAGGATTACCACTTTTAGTTCTAGATCCCAAACTCATAATTTAGCCACCATTTCATCGCTTACGCTACGCACACCCAATACCCCGCAACCCAAGCACTCCAGCACGTGTACATTGGCAGGTAGTCTGTCAGTGACCCGGACTATTGTGTGATTCTTGTTTTCCTTACATATACGGCAATCAAATGCTAGTTCCATGCGAACTGCTCCTTAAATCTGTTATTGGAAATAGGTCGCGTTGCGTTACCCAGTAGTTATCTTGCAACCTATGATGAAAGATTGGCTGTCTAGCCATTGCTACAGGTATCCAACCTGCTATCTGATAAACCGGACTATGGCCTATGACCAGCACGGCTACATCCTGTTGCCTGTCTGTTTTGTTAATGATCAGGCTGCCATTTGTGTATTTTGTCCATTTGACTTCAAGCCTGCTGCCCACATCAGGTTCATTTTTAAAGGTGTTTATGGTTGGTTTAAAGTTATGTAAACCAAAATATTGAGCCACGGCCATTTCAGCGCCTACGGCTTCAGCATTTTCGCCTATGAATTCGTGCAGGCTTATTCCTTTGTTGAACCTGCCTGGATGATCAGGTCTGCCTTTAAGGGCGTAAACCCTAGCAAAGCCAACCTGGTGTGCTTCAATTTCTTGTGCGTAGTCCAGCACGACCCGGTTCATTTACAGGCCAAGCAAATCCATAAGGTGTCATAAACATCTGTGCCACCTAGTTTTGATGCATAGTGCTGGCCTTTGTCGCACCACTCCAAGGATGGCGGTGTCACTTCATCGCGTAACTCTGTGCCATCTTTTTCAATCTTTAGGCGCTTGCCTGTTTTTATGTCTATAAGTTCAAATTCGCCCATCAGTCTTTTACCCACTCTGCTGGACATTGTGGCTTTGTAGGAGAAGGACAAACCCATCCCTTGTAAGCGTTACCTGTTTTTTGGCTAACGCCTTCCTTCCAATTCATACGCCCGTGCCTGCACTTAGGCAAATCCTCAGTTATTTCGCCGCCTAACTGCGCTTTAAGGGTTTCCACGGCTGAACCAATGGATATTGCTGTGCCTTCGCTCGGCGGTACTGTTGCCCAAACATCTACAATGGGCGCGTTTTCCACCTGCTCCATATTCTGTTTTGTGGCCCTAGCCTCTACCGGCATCAACAAACTAATGCACCTACCTATCGCGCTGGTACATGTATCCTCTACAAACCAGCGTTTCATATTTTCACGGTAAAACGCCTGGTGTCCATAAGCGTAATCAACCGCCGCTGGCACTAAATCCTCATGCTCACGGTATATGCGTGCGCGAATTAGTACGTAACCTTTGTCCAGGTCACACTCTACAATGTCAGTTTCAATACGGCCAACGGGGTGTGCTGCTCTAAATCTTTTAATGCGTGCGTTTACATCCTCATATTCATCAAAGTTGATCATTTGCTGACCCGACGATCCTGGCCAATGCGCATACCTGCTGCGCGGCCACGGTAATAACCATCTTTACGGCCTGCCTGTACACCGAGCGCGTAGAAAACTATCGCAGTGAACAGTATTACCACCATCATGTAACCTATTGTTTGTTCCATTTTTAGCCCCTTAGTTTAGTTTTTTGTGGCCTTCCAACCACTACTAAAAGGGTAAAGCGCACCTATGACATAAAGCAAGGAAAGACACGCCAAAGGCTACGGTTTTGTTTCCTCAGGTTCAGGCTTAGCCTTAGATTTTAGGCCATTGCTGGCTAATACGCCGCCTAGGCTGCCTGTTAGGAATATACACAGGGTTGTTAATAAGTCTATGAAAGCCCGGTCATTAGGGGCTTGATTACTAATTGGCTGTGTTACAAAGATAAGGGCATAAAGCATCCCTAAAACACAAAGGGCAAACACCACGGCCAGTGTGCAACCAATAAACACGATTAGCCGGGCGTGCAATTGTTCAGGTGTTAGGCGCTTCATATACATCCTTTGGGAGTAAGTCTTTGGTGCATGTACCCACCACTTCGCAGGCAGGTGGCTTGCATTGCGGTTTATCCCAGTTTTCAAATTCTTGGCACTCATATCTGACCCATCCTTGGTATCCGCACCCTGAAAGGAGCAGCGACAAGGCCACCGCCCCAATCAGTTTGTGCATTACTTATGGCCCACGCCAAATTCTTTTGCTTTTGGGTCAATGGCTTTTAAGACTGGCCCGATCAAAGCCGCTATAAAGGCATTAGCCAGTGTGCGCGGGTCTGTCACCCCTGCCATATAAAGTGCTGCCACGGCTGCTGCCGCTGCTCGCCCGTAACTTAGGGCCATTGCTTTTAATTGATCTTGCATTGTGTCTCCTTAGCGCCCTTAATTGACTTGACTTAGCACGTACAAGGTTGCCGTGCCGCTTGACGTCACCGCATATAAAGCCTGGTGATCACCAACCATTAGGGATAACTTATCGCCGTTATCTAGGCGGTATCCATTTGCCGCAGTTAAGTCTGCTCCACCAATGTAAACCGCGCCGCTGGCACTATGAAGGTACGCCATTTGGTCTCCTATTTCAGCAGGCACAACAATTGCAGCGCTAGTTGTAACGGTGTAAACGGCTGACTTAGGCATCTACTAACTCCAATTTTTTGGCTAAGGCCACTGCCTTGTCACGGCTTATGGCTACTTCAAAATGCATTTCATCCGCTCGCGACTTAAAATCGCCGCCCCATTTAAGCCCATATTTTTTGGCTAGTGCCCGGATCATCGGTACTTTTTCGGCTGGAAATGTACCCACTTTGGCCAAAGGGTGTTTGGTTGCGTTTAGATCAATGGCTGTCCCGCTGCTATGGCAAGATAATTTGTCGGTGCTACCGCGTACCATCCTGTACGCATAAGCCCAATCGTCTAACGCGCCTTCATCAATGGGTTCAATAAGCGCATGAAATTCGGCAGCAAACGCGGCTAACAATTCACCCGCATCTTTGGCGCAGCGAATTTTTAAGGTTGTACCTTTGACCGGATAAGGTTTTACGCCTATGGCTGCCTGGTCTTTACTGGCTGGCCAGCCGTTGTAACTTGTCTCGCTCACAGGCTGCACACTCCCATCTTTTTAAATCGTTTAGTAACAATTCATCGTGCCCACAATTTGGCATTGGTGCAATAAACGCATCATCTATTGGGTCATAGGTGTAACCAATTCCCGCGTAGTTGTAGCGAATATTCCCATTGTAACTTGTTCGCTTGCATACCTGTTTACGAAAATTACCGTACCAAGTTTCTGTATCTAATCCTTCAATAAGTTTGGTTTCGTCAATACCAGTAATAACTTCAGTAACTATATTGTTAGAGTCTAAAAACGCGTAATGTGCCATTATGCAAAACTCACATTTCCAGTACCAGCAGTTACGGTAGAAACCTTAAAGCCGCCACTCGCACTTGCTGTAGACCCTGTTAATCCTGCTCCAATGGTAATTGTGTAAGCATCTGGATATTTTAGATAAACTATGCCAGAACCTCCAGCAGCGCCGGTAGATGCTCCTCCAGATGCGCCTCCAGCGCCGCCGCCAGTATTTGCAGTTCCAGCCACCGCAACGCTGTTTAATGTAATCTGACCAGCACCGCCTCCGCCGGTTGCAGTTGCTTGCGTTCCTCCTTCAGACGATCCACTGCCACCTCCTGCGCGTTCAATAGATGATCCAGTAATTGACGAGAAAACTCCTGTGCCGCCGTTACCGCCAGCGCCGCTACCTGTTTTGTTTCCACCAACAGAACCCGCACCGCCGCCGCCGCCAGAACCAAATGGGCTGGTAGATGATGAAGTAGAGCCACCTGCATAACCTTGATTAGCCGTGCCAGAACCACCAGAGCGGGTTGTGAAACCACCACCACCACCAGAACCGCCGGCAGAACCATTGTCCGTATTTGCTCCACCACCGCCACCACCAGTGCTAGTAATGGTGGCAAATACTGAATTTGAACCATTAACACCAGGAGCAGCACCGCCGCCCCCAATAGTTACAGTGTAATTTGTGCTAACAGAAGCATTTAACGCTGATTCTGCAGATGCACCGCCGCCAGATGACTCACCAGAGATTGATGATCTATAACCACCAGCACCACCGCCGCCGCTGTTTTGATTATGACTGCCACCGCCGCCTGCAATAACTAAATATTGCACTGTTAGTTGCGGTTTTGGTAGTCCAGTTATTCCAGTGATTAAATTAGCAATCATTACGCTACCGCACCCACGACGTACCATGTATCAGTTCCAGTTTTAATGCAGGCCGCTGACTTGTATTGGGCCAAGGTAGGAGATGCTGCAACCGCACCTGCACTTAGCACTGTAGTTGTGCCAGGTGTTACCGCTGAAATTGTTGTAACGCCTACACCGATTGATAAAACCGTCAAAACCGTGCCAATAGGGAAGGCCGTTGTGGCGTTAGTAGGTATTTTAAAAGCAATGGCCGTTGCCTTATTCATTAAGAAAATTTCCTGATAGTTGTCATTTGTAGTGGCTGTGTAATCACCTGTTTGTGTTATGCAGTCAAACTGCACAAGGCTGTTCATTGTGGATGAAGTCAGTACCTCACCTGTAACGGTTGGAAAGCCTGAAATTGGCATTTGTATCTCCTTTAGTAACTTAACGTATTAGTGCCTAATACGCCGTATTGGGTTGATCCGACAATGAACGCATCAATCACAGGCTCTAACGTTGTAAATTGTACGCGCCATTTATTCGGGTTTATAGTCATAGCCACGCCAAAAATCTGCAAGGTTTTTGTTAGGGTGCTTGAACCTGGCTGTGTAGTTGTAATGGTTATTGGGTCAAAAAAATCAAGGTCTAAGGCTGCTACGATACCTGTGTCATAGTTTTCTGTGTAAAGGTCTAAAATAATGGAATCACACCGCACGCTTGTTTCAGCCCGGCTGGCTACATAAGCCCTGGCATAGTCCAACGCCACGGCATCGGTTTCCATTAGCAAGTTGCTTTGGGTGTAACTATGTAAGAAATATTTATCCACGCTGGCTGAATTAGTGGCCTGTTGTACCGTGCCGCCTGAACGGCTAATATTGGCTTGGTTGTAGATTAGTACGTCATTTAGTACCCATTGGGCATCAAAGTAACGTAGTCCAGGTGAAGCGTTATCGGTAAACACTGTGGGCGTTGCACCAATACTGCCTGCCGTTACTTCCCGATCCTGGAAAACAAACGATCCTGTGGCATCTACATAAAATGCGCCGTACTCACTTGTGCTTACGGTTTGGCAGGCGGCCAAGGCTGTACGAGCCGTGCCGGGGTCTGCCTGCATAGTTGTTTGCCCGGCATCTATATCGCGCATACTGGCTGGCCAAGAAATACTATCCAATAGGTTATTTATTCTTGCACCGCTTAATTGTCCAGCGCTAGTGCCAGCCACGGTTGTCACCTGTGCATTTTGCGCTAATCTAAACGCATCAACGGCTGTAATGGTTGTGTAGGTAACGTTGTCATTAGATTCTTGTGGCGTAATAGTTTGGTATCCAGTTATGAAGCCGCTAAAAATAGGATAGGTAACGCCTTGAAAAGTAGCCGTAATTTGTAATTTGCGCATTGGATCAAGAAAACCAAAGTAAGGTGAGGAACTGTTTTGAGGATTAAAGTCTCCAGTTTGATCAACAAGCCGCATTGTGCAAGTACCAGTTTGGAATTGATCAGCCTCAGCATTGCGGCCACGGCGCGTAGTTAGGCCATCTACCTGGCTTGATACGTCAACAATTAAAGCAGCGTTATCTGCTAAAACGTTTGTACCGATGATGCCTTGACCAATGATCATGGCCTGAGCAAAACTTGGCCCCGTTCCAAAGTTAATAAAAGCGTTAAGCGTTGGTACTGTCATGGTGTTGGTAGCGCCCCTGCATAAGTTTGGCTATATCCATAACGGTTAAGTTGTTGTACGGCTTTTTGCACTGCCTCGGTTAGCGCTTCCTCACTGCCTACCGGGGTATTAATGGTTATGTTGTTCACTGCGCCGTTATTGACCCCTGGTATTTGTGGGTTTAAACGGCTAACCGTTGCCAAATACTCTGCCAAAGTTGCCTCTGAATTGCTAGCAATAACTTCGGCAGCGGCAGCAGCGGCCTCAGCCTCGGCAGCAGCGGCAGCAGCGTTATTTGCTACTGATTGTGATTCAATCTCAATAGCCTTCTGGAATATCGGGGCATCTTTATATGTCTCATATTGGCTAAGCGGTACACCCGCAAGTTTAATTTCACGTACACCCATTGCAGCAAGTTTTGCAGCCTCGGCTAGATTGCCTAATGAGATTGCCGCAAGATACTCGCTGTTTAACCTAGACGTGTTGGCTTTGTCTAATTCAGCCATACGTTTGGCAGCGGCATTAGCATCATCATCCATAATCGTAAGCAGGCTGCGAATACGTGCCTTTTCTGCCTCATCTTTGGAATTGGCTAACGCTGTTTCAAGGTTAATGCGTTCAACATCAAATTTCTTTTTAAGCGCATCCAATTCGGCTTGCTTTTTTTTGTCGGCTACTTCAGCCGCGGTAAGTTTGTTTTTTTCTTTTTCTACCGCATTGCCTTTTTTAATTGTTGCAATAAGTTTGGCGCGCTCGGCTGTTTCCGCTGTGAAGTACATGGATGTGCTGCTGTACGGGGCTTTTTGCGCTGGTGTTTTTTGTGCTTCTAGTCCAAGCGCTTTAAACGTTGCAAGATCACCGCGTAGTAGTGCAAGGCTTTGGCCAATGCCAGTACTAAAATTAAGACTAAATTTTGCACCCAAAGTAGCAAGTTTTTCCATCAACCCGGTAGTTTTTTCTATTCCGCTTTGCGTACTACCGCCACCGATTGCATTTAGAGAATCAAGCAAACCTTTACCAATAATTTCCTGAGCATTAGCAGCCGCTACGCTAAGGGCAGACATTTGGCCTGCGTAAGTATTTAAAACACCTAGCGCTTGGCCGCTAAATCTGCTATTAAGTCGGGCAGTAATTTGTTCCATATCGCCCGTTTTTAATATGGCTTTGTCTAAACCTGCGTTAAGCCGACTCAACCCTGTAGTTTGTCCTGCATAACCACGCGCCAAAGCCTTTGAAACTGTAGCCAAATCGTTAGTAGTTCCAGCCGACACGTCTAAGGCAAGTTGTAAACCTTCTTGCGCCTTGGTAATTGATCCGGTGGCTGTTAGCAAAGTTTGAAACGCTGGCCTTAATTCATCATCTAGGACTTTGTAGGTGTCCTGCATCCGAGATATAAAACCTTCAGTGGCTATGGTGGCAAAACCATTGCCAGTGTTTTGTAAGGCTAGTGATAGCGACTTTGCTGCTTTTTCGTCGGCCATAAAAGCCTGAACGCTGGCCTTACCAAATTGCACAATTTGGCGTGTAGCAAACGCCGCTGCAAATGCCTTGGCTAAATTGTTGGTAGTTTTTTGGAACTGAGTTATTTGGCGCTCGCCTTTTTTAAGGGCTGTGCCGTTCCATTTGGCTACCGCACTGACTACTAAATTTGGCATTAGGCAGCCAATCCGTAGGCGCTAGCGGTGTTTGTAGCGTTGAACTGTGCCACGGCTACGTTAATTGCTAGGTTTACCGCGTGTGCTGCACGGCCTTGATCCTCAGCCCACGCCCGGTATATAAGTCGGCCACGCTGGTCTGTGTTGCCAAAACGCGGATCAATGCTGCCACGGCTACCGTACAAAGCGCCAAGTGGTGCTAAAAATTGTTTGCCTGCATTTGGATTAAGGCTGTTCATATCGCGGCGTGTACCGCTAGATACGCTGTATTTTTTATCTTTTTCTAATTTATGACGGCTTGCAACAATATGTGATGAGGCCCTGCCGTTTGGGTTTACGCGGCCTGACGTTTCAAAGATTGCTCCACCAGGCGAGTTGTTAGCAACAAAATACGCAACCTGCCAACGCCTTGTAAATTTAGCGCCTGCCACTTCGCCTTTATTGTTAGCGCCCTGACGGTAAACAATGCCTGCGCGTGTTTCGCTTTGATCGTATTTAGGAAAGAATCTGTGGCCTTTAGCGGCTGTGGATGTATTGGCTTTTGTCCAACCGCTAAGCATTTCACTGTTGCCCGGTGCAAAGGCACGAGCCTTGTCACGTATAGGCATCATTGCACCACGGATTTGGGTGTTCATTTGCTTGGCTAGGTCAGGATCAAATTTGCGCATGGCTTTAAGTGTGCCTTGCACGCCTGTGATGTTTACGGGCATTTTCACGCTCCCTTGCTCTATCTGCCAATACTTGCAATACTGCTTTGAACATGACTTCATCCATTGCTAGGACTTGATCGGGGCTAATTTTTAACTCAATGGCTAGTGATGCCACCAAATATGTAAATGAACCCCGATCTATCCTTTTGGGCTTTCATCCTCTATTACTTCCACCGATATAAGCGACGATAAGAAATCGTCACCAAACGGCGGTATAACTTCGGTACGCATTAACGCGTTATGAGCCAACCAGTAAAGGTCACTGTTTTTCTCATGTTCGCGTAACTGCTTGTACAAGCCTTGCCCTGCGTACTTTTCAAACGCGACTTCAACCACCGGGGTAATACTTACAATAGTTTCCCCGGTAGCCCTTACGATTTTTAGCCGTGCCATTGTTTGCCCCTTAGTTAGTTAGAACGGTGCTGTTGTTGAATATGCGACTGCAGATGTGCAGGTAAATGTCATGCTTGATCGTGCATAGTCCTCTGGACCACCTGTACCCACTGGAGTCAAATTGTTAATCAAAATTGAAACAGTGTATGTTGGATTTGTTGCACCTACCGCTGTTCCTTTTACAGGAATAATAATTGCAGTAACGCTTGTGCCGTACGCAGCCTGAAGTGTTGCTTGTACTTTAGCAGCAGCCCAATCGTTTAGGAAATCCACCTGCAATGTGCTGGCTTCCAATCCTTTTGCAAAAGTATGTGCGCTGCTTCCCATACTTGTGGTTTCTACTTCATCAAAAGTTTGGGTTAGCGTAATGCTTGTTACGTACTCGCTCAAATCAACAGTGGCAATTTTCAGGCCAACGTTGTTATCTAAATAAATTGCCATCGTTTATTCCTCATCCTTCTTTTTGGTTGGTGTTTCTCCTGGAATTGGCAGACCAAGTTTTTTTAAAACCTCAATATCTGCCGGGGTTATCTGTTGATCTGCCATTTTTAACTCCATTGTGTTAGTACGGTTATTTGTAGGTCTGCCATAAGCAGGCTGCCACTATCAGCGTTTAGTACTGTAGGCGCTGAGAT